ATAAATGGCAGATAAATTTTTTAGTAATTTTCCAGAGATTCAATATCAACTTTCTGATGGTAAGATTGTATACATCAAAGACTTCTTTAGAAAGTCTAAGATAGAACAAGAATCAGTAAACTCATTAGTAGAGTATGAACTATACTCATTGACCGATGGTGAAAGACCAGACACACTTGCAACGAAGATGTATGGTAATGGTAATCTACATTGGACATTTTTTCTTGTCAATGACATAGAAAACTATTATGATTGGCATAAAGATGTTGGTACATTTGAACGATACATTGATAAAAAATATCCAGGTCAGTATGCCATAGGAACTACAACTACTGAGATTGTATCTGCCAAATCATTTACAGGTGATAATGCTAATAAGTTTTTACTAGGCGAAAAGGTCACAAGTGTATCAGCAGAAGGAAGAATTATAACTGTTGAACCTGAAAAATACAGAATTGCAATTGAGACTGTATCAGGAAGTTTTGTCTCAGGCGAAACAATAACAGGTAAAGTTTCAACAAGAACATTTACACCAAGTTCAATAATCAATCATAGAGATGGCGTAAAGTATTATGAGAACGCAGACGGTCTTAGAAAGAATCAATCCGCTGTAGGCTACACTTCAAAAACAATCTATGATTGCGAATACGATTTAAACGAATCTAAGAGACATATAAAAGTCATCTCACCCAATATCATAAACAACATAGTGAGAAGATTTGAAAAAGTAATGACATCATGAGTAATAATTATCAACAAGGCGAACTTGTTGTTGATTCAGTATCTATAGTAAATCCAGAAAAGGAATCAGTAGATATACTTGGATTAACATCTAACATAACCATATACGAATCAATAGATAAACCATTCTTGTCTGGTCGTATAACTGTTGTTGATGGTTTAGATATTATCAAAAACTATAAACTAGTTGGTCAAGAATCACTCACAATTAAAGTGAGACAAAGAGAAGGTTCAAATGATGAGATGTCATCACCAGAATTTTCTATTGATAAAGTATTCAGAATTTACAGTGTCACTAACATTAAAACAATTGACCAAATTACTAAATCATATGTACTACATTTTGTAGACCCCAAATTCTTTATATGTCATAAGACTAAAATTAATCAAACTCTTCGTGGTTCATATTCTAATATGTTGCTACAAGTCTTAGAAGAGAACGGAGGTTTCAAAACACTTCCTAAAGTTGGTTATGATAAATGGGACGAAACAGAACCAGGATATAATCAAGTAGTTGTACCAAATTGGAACATTAATAAGTTCATAAGTTTTATATGTGAAAATGCAGAGTTGAAATCAAACAAATCTTGGAAGAATAGTATGTTCTTTTATCAAACTCTTAGTGGTGAATTTAGATTTGATGGTTTTCAGAGTATGGTCGCAAGAGAATTTCCTATAGGGTTTGACTACTATCCAAGAAACAATGTTTCTACTGAAGACCATGACTTAAATGAAGAATTTATTGGATTGAATACTCAAATAATAAATTACGAAATGCCTCAAAGATTCAATACAATGAAAGGTGTATCTCATGGTTCATATGCATCGATGTTAAAAACTTATGATCCAGTTAGAAAACTAGAAGAAGAAAATGTATACTCTATAACAAAAGTCTTTGAGAGAGGAAACGATGACGGACATGTATCTAAGTTTCCTATGATAAGAACTTCTTCACCCGAAACAATTTACAAAGCAGATGATATGATTTCTTCTGCTGATAGTCCAGAGTTCAGTGAAGAAACTATAGACTATGCACCCGATGTATCATACGATTCTTATGTCATGCACAAAGTAAATATGACAAATGCATTTTCAGATGAAGCAAAATTAGTAGACGCTAGTGGCAATAAATCTATAACACAACAAAAGGGACAAGAATACAGAGATTCTGGACCACTTGAAAGAAGAGCATTATTATCTATGTTTGAACAAAATGTAGTTAAAGTTGTTATACCATTTAGAAGTGATATCTCAGTTGGCACTGTAGTCAAATTGACTCTACCAACACATGAGAAAAAGGATGATGACCAACCTGGAGATGAAATGATGGATAATAGATATTTAATAGGTAAGATGACTGTAAGTATAAACCCATTAGCGAACACAGGAAAGTTGACATTACAAACAATCAAAGAAAGTTATGGTGTAGATATAACAACATATAAACCATTAGACAAAGTATCTAAACCAGAGGCATCATAATGGATTGGTATTACGGCATAGTAGAAGATAGAAACGACCCACTGAAGATTGGTCGTGTTAGAGTTCGTGTTCATGGTTGTCATACGGATGATAAGAATAAAATATCCTCACCAGACTTACCTTGGTCACATGTTATCATGCCCACAACAAATGCTGGTCTTGGTGGTTTTGGTATTCAACATTCTCTCGTAGAGGGAACTACTGTATTTGGTTTCTGGAGAGATGAAGACATGCAAGACTTTGTTGTCATGGGTGTTCAACAAGGTATCTCACAACAAGGATATAAAGAAACTATAACCGATGAATTAATTCTTCGTAGTGTAGATAAAGGTTTCAATGACCCTAGAAGAAAGACTGAGGCAGATTACAGTGGAACGAATGATGGTTTAAATCCACCTAGTGCTCCACAAAGACCAAACTCATTATCTCTTTCACTAGAAAAATCTCCACAATTACTTAAAGATGCCGGCATAACATATGGTGGGGCAGGTTCAAAGAGAGAAGAATTTACAGAGGCAGATAAAGAGTTGCCTTACTATCCTTTAGTCAAAGATGCAACAGATGTAAATGTATTTACAACAGGTGATGCAAAGTATGACTCAAGGGATATGTCCGAGTATATCACAAATGCTAAGTCAAATGCAACCCCTATGTATCCTTTCAACAAAGCATTGTACACTGAATCTGGTCACATCTTAGAACTAGATGATACAAGAGGCAATGAGAGAATCTCAGTAGAACATAGAACAGGTACTTTCTATGAAATAGATGCAGACGGTAATGAGATTCATAGAGTAGTGAATGACAACTATACAGTTATATGTAAAGATAACGACCTATTCGTTGGTGGTAATGTCAATGTTAGAGTTTTAGGTGATGCGAAGATACACGCAAATGGTAAAGTAGACATCAAAGGTTATAACGATGGTAAGATTGATGTCTCTGGTAAACTAGAATTATCAGCTGGTGATAACATTACTTTGAAATCTGGTAAAGAGGTTATTGTACAAGCACAGAAATTTAGACCTAACAGTTAATCATGACAACACTAACAGAAGTCTTAGAGAAACAAGTAGAAGAGCAGAAATTAGAAACAGAATCATCTAAGAGTATTGCTGATAAATTTCCTTGTCCAGAAGGAGACATATTCTCTCTACCAACTAGAGCAGATATCACAAACGCATTTAATGAAATCGCTGCCATACCTGGTGAACTTCAAGCAAAATTTCAAGAGAATAAAGCAAAACGAGAAAAAGAAATTGCTGAACTACAAGAACTCATAAAGAATCCTGAGTTGTCAGAAGAAGAGATTGCAGAAATACAAGCAGAGATTGAAAAGAAAGAAAACTACATTCAGACAGCATTAGTAGAAGGAATGCAAAAAGAGATAGATGAAGTTGTAAAGACAATAGAAGAATTTGTAGAAACATTAGAAAAAGCATTGTCGCCATATTGGACTAAAACTGAGGATAAACAAAATAGAGATTGGCAAAAAGAGGCGAAAGATGCCTTTGAAGAATTACTTGCAGAGTTTCATACTTACATACCAGTAAAGATTGCAGAGTTAGTTGGTAAGTTAGTACCGTTTGATTTCAATATCAATATTATGGGACTATCAATCAACATTTTAAAACTAGTTACCAGTCCTAGTTATCGTACAGAGTTGCAAGACCAACTTGCAGGTAAGAATTTCGTCACTCAAATAGTTGCTAAACAAAAACAAATTGCAGACTTAAAAGAGAAACAAAAGAATCCTGATTTAACTTTAGATGAACATGCAGACTTACAAGACCAGATAAACAAACTGCAAGAAGAAATAGATGCATTATACATAACAAAAAAAGAACTTGTAGATAAGTTTTTCAACATGATACCAGAAGAGTTTAGAAACTTTGATGGTGAGTTTGGTGTTATAGATGATGAGGCAAAAGCCAAGTTATCTTGGAAGTACATTAAGACTGAAATCAAAGAATGGGTTCAAAATGCACATGTCAAAGCATTTGAAAAACTCATAAAGGTATTTAAAGAAATTTGGGACTTACTTGGTTTACCTAAATTACCTTTCTCAGAATTGATTGCTATTATGAATTTAGATATTGGTGCATTGATAGAGGCAAAGATTGCATCAATCAAAGAGAAGTTCAAACAAACAAAAGCAGGAATGCTTGTTGACATAAATCGACTTAAGAAAGAAATTGAAGAAATCAAAACAAAGATGGCAGATGATAACATTAGTATGGATGACCATATAAAATTATCAGAAGAGTTAGACAAGAAAGAAGAAGAGAAAAGAAAATTAGAAGACGAACTTCTAAAAGAAGTTAGAGATTTTCATCAAGGTATATTAGATTCTATATCAGAGATAAGTATTTTTGGTTATGATATTCTAAAAATGATAGGTGGTAAAATAGAATCCACCACTGAATCTATAGAAGAAAAGATTGCAGAGATTTCTTTAGAATTTCAGGACTTTAAATTGAACTGGCATAAAAAGATTCTCTTTGCATGGGTTAAGATTGTTAAGAAGTTTTTCAGTGCAATAGGTTTAGGTAAGATATTTGAGTTCATGTTCTTAACATGGTGCGACTTTCTAAAACTAATCGGTATGCCATTTACGATTCCTGGAATTGCTGGCATCGCAGGCGTCATGTCTACTAGTCAAAGAAACACACCAGTGTCACCTAGACCAAGTGGTAATGATGTAAACATTGATAACGAAGTTAATTTTCAGACAACAGACGGAGAAACAGATAGATTTACCATTCCAACTTCGTCTGGAGATTTAAAAGTGTTTAAAAATGGCGTAGAACAGACCCTAGGTCTCTTGGGTACAGGTGATTATAGAATCTCAGATGGCAAAATAGTTTTCAATTCGATGCCTTTAGAGAATGAAAGTGTATCAATACTTAAAATATAATAACGGAGATGTATAAATAGATATATGGCAAATCTAAACGACTACTCAAAACCTAATTCTAAAGTAAATGCTCAGAAGAACGAGTATACAGACTTAGATATACTATTTAGTGCGAATCCTATATCAGGCGATATCACAACTAAGAAGGATTCAGATGCAGTTAAGAGGTCAGTAAGAAACATTTTGTTAACCAATCACTATGAAAGACCATTTAAACCAAATTTTGGTGCAAATTTGAGGTCTCAACTATTCGAATTAGATGGTATTGGTGCAAAAAAGAGAATAACAAAAGACATAATAGAATCATTATCAATATTAGAACCTAGAATTGGCAATATAAGAGTAGATATAAGTGATTCAGAGGCAAACAACATAGATGTAAGAGTCAGTTATGTCATTAGAAACGGATTAAAACAATCAAGTGTAGATTTTACAGTAAGTAGGGTACGATAATGACAATAAAAAGTTCACAAATAAACGCAACAGACCTAGATTTCGAAGAAATTGGCGATAATATCAAGACCTACCTTAGAGGTCAAGAAAAATTTAAAGATTATGACTTCGAAGGTTCTAATATGTCGGTACTTATTGACATGTTGGCATATGCAGGACACATTGGTGGTCTAAACACAAACCTGGCTGCATCAGAAATGTTTCTAGACTCAGCACAATTAAGAAAGAATGTCGTATCTCGTGCAAAAGACTTAGGGTTTACACCTGCATCTGAAAGAGCTACGGCTGCTCAGATTGAAGTTAAACTTACTAATATCTCTAACGCAAACGGAACTATACCAACAGCGAATGACATGACCCTAAACAGAGGTCACAACTTCTCTACAACATTCGATGGTGTATCATATAACTTTGTTAATGCATCTTCAGTAGTACCTATTAGAGATAATCAAGTATTCACCTATCCATTGGTAGATATCATTCAAGGTCAGTATGTGACAGATTCATTTGTATTTGATAACCAGATTAAAAATGCAAAGTTTGTATTGTCAAATGGAAGAGTTGATAAATCCAGATTAGAAATATCTGTAAACTCAAACGGTTCAGTATCAAAGTATTCACTCTCAACAGAAGTGTCAACAATTACAAGTTCATCTCGTGTATTCTATGCACAAGAAAACGAAGAAGGATTTTTAGAGATATACTTTGGTGATGGTGTATTGGGTAATGGTTTAAATGATGGCGATGTTATAAGTGCCACTTATATTGCAGTTGATGATATTCATGCTGATGGTGCAAGAATATTCTCATCTATAGATACAATCAATGGATTCTCAAACGCTACTATCACGACTTTGACGATTGCTGGTGGCGGTGCAGAGAAAGAATCTATCGAATCAATTAAGTTCAAAGCAACAAAGTTCTATACATCACAAAATAGATTAGTCACATTGAATGACTATAAAGCAAAGGTACAAGAATACTATCCCAACGCTGATGCAGTTGCAGTATGGGGTGGTGAAGACAACGATCCACCTGAGTATGGTAAAGTATTCATAACACTTAAACCACAAAATTCAGATTACTTATCAACTGTAGAAAAAAATCAAGTACAGAATAAATTGAATCAACTTAATATGTTGACTGTTAGACCTGTAATTGTAGATGCAGAGATAGTTAAAATTTTATTGACTACTGTATTCAAATATAACGAAGCAGATACTACATTATCAAAAGGAGAGTTAGAAACCATAGTAAGAAATGGCATAGTCTCTTTTGATAATACAAATTTAAACAACTTCGATAGTATATTCAGACATTCAAATCTCGCCAAGGCGATTGATGAAACGAATGTCGCAATACTATCCAATGTAACCAATGTTAGATTGCAAAAACGAAAACATCTTAAGATAAACCTTACAGAAGGTTTTAATGTTATCTTCGGAAATGGTTTTTATCATCCTCATGACGGCCATAACAAGGCTGCTGGGGGCATTTTAACATCAACAGGTTTTAAGGTCGAGGGCGATATAGTCAATACCTACTTCTTTGATGATGACGGTTCTGGTAATGTCAGACGATATTCATTAGATAGTGGTACAAGAGTGTTCGCAGACCAAAGTGCTGGTACTATAGATTATGCCAGTGGAAAGATTTCGATTGATGCCATCAAATTTACTTCAACAGTAAATAGTGACACATCGATAGACTTCACTGTTATACCTTCAAGTGGTGATGTTGTTGCAATTAGGGGTTCTCTAGTTGACATCAGCATTGACGACATTAGGGTTAGTGGCGAAGTCGACACCATTAGTAGTGGTGAGAGTAGTGCTGGGGTAGGTTTCGTATCTACATCTAGTACAAATTATTAATAATATGAAAAAAGTGGTCATGGTTTATGCCATGAGTAGTTTCCCATTCAATTGGATTATAGGAGGAAAATAGAATGGCAGATAAGAAAATAACAGCATTAACAGAGATAGCGGCAGGTGATGTCAACAGTGTAGATTTACTACATGTGGTTGATAACCCAGGCGGAACTCCGGTTAATAAAAAAATGAGTTTGGCAAGAATGTTTAACAATCTTCCAACTTACATTGCATTTGATGATGTTGAAGCATTAACAGATGCAGGTGCAATCAGTAATACTAAAGCAGTGACAACACTAGACATGACCAGCGAAGGCGGTGATGTTCAGTTTTCACTTGCTAGAGGTGTTTCAGTTGGACAAATCAAAATCATCGTAAGAAATGATGATGGTGTTTCATATAATGCAGATATTACCGTTGAAGGTTGGAAAGATACATCAGGCACTCCTCAGATTCTTTTAGAGACTGGTGGTGCAGTGATTTGTATCGCATTGGGTTCAGAGGGGTCATTAGTTTGGCATCCACTCTCAATCGTTGGAACAAATTCAACAGTAGCTGGTATATAATACCAAATAGGATTCATAAATGGCACATGAAAAACACATTGTAGATAGATTATCTACTCGACTACCAAGTCTTCTTCCTGAGTATATCAGAGATGAGGCACCAGTATTTGAGTTGTTTCTACAATCATATTTTGAGTACCTAGAATCCGAAATCATAGTCCTGACATCGAAAGGTGAATTAACAGGAATACGATACGAGGACGGTACCTCTGAGACAGCCTCTTCAGTGCTGATTGAAGAAGGTACCGAAACCTCTGCTCCCGATATATTAACATCTAAGTTAATACAAGAGGGAGAAATAGAACCATTCTCAGTGGGTGAATACATCTACGGAAACAAAAGTGGTTCAGTTGCAAAGATTAAAGTTATTAATGGTCTAACATTAATAGTAGACACTATATCAGGTACAGGTTTCTCAGAGACAGAAACAATCACAGGAAGAGATGGTAATCAGACTGGTGTAGTTAAGACATATAAAGAAAACCAAGTAGTCGCAAACAACAGACTATTAGATTATTCAGATATAGACCAAACATTGGAAACATTTTTACAGTATTTCCAAAAAGATTTCGTACCATCTCTAGATTTAAAAGAGACACAAAACGCAAGATTAACTATTAAGAATATCGGAACACTGTACAAACAAAAGGGTACTGCTGATTCTGTTAAGTTCTTGATGAGATTATTATATGGTGAAGATGCCGAGATATCTTACCCCATAGACGAAACTGTATTCGCATCCGAATCAGGATATGGTGAAGATAGAAGACTTGCAATTTCAATGAATCTATCACAAGCTGTACCGTCAGCAACTGATAGAATAAGACAATATGACATTAACGATGCTAGTATTGTGACAGCAGAGGCAGTCGTAGAACAAGTATCACCAATAGATTTAGCAAACAATGAGTATTCACTCTCTATATCGAAAGACCACAGAGGAACATTTGAGTTCAACAAAGAGGCAAAAGTATTAGATAGAGATGGTGTCACCGAGTATATCGGAACAGTTAAGGGTATTGTATCTACAGTAGACCCAACAAACGGTTCAATCTATTTCTCATTAGAAGACTCAACTGGTTCTATATTAGACGAAGATGGAAATGGATTACTACATGAAGAAACTTCAATTGGTTCTATGTATAGTCCTCAAGACTTCATCAACTTCACTGGTTCAAAAACAGATACAGATGCAAATAGGGCATTAGGTAATGTGACAGGACTAACTAGAGGTCCTGTAGAAAAGATTTATATAGAAACTACTGGTCAAACTTACAGTGGTGGAGATATTGTAGTATTCGATGACGAAGGTACAGGCGGAGGTGGTGCAGAGGGTATCATTGGTGCAGTCGGTGATGAGATAATCTTAGAAGATGCTCATGCAGATGAACAGTATGAAATAACCGCAGTTGCAAACCAAACTGTATTTGGTGGTGTAATACAAAATGGAAATAGATTCGATAATGTATTAGATGACCATGGCAAACCAATTTCAATTAACAGATTTCACGGTGCATTAGAAGTTCACATCGATGGCATAGTTCAATCACAATCAACATATAGTATAGAACCACAAAAGATAACATTCACAACAAATCCAAATTTAAGTGGCGGAGAAAGAGTAGAGATATTTACCGATAAGAGTAGATTACTGTACGAAGATGGTACAGAGATGTTAATCAATGCATATCAAAATACTGATGGTGGTTCAATTGTATCAACAGACCAAAGAGTAAGACGAGTCGAAATAACAAGTGGTGGTGCAGGATATGAAACACTGCCTCAAGCATTCCCAGGTGGTTATCTATACTTTAAAGATACGACAGGATTCCAAAAGGGTGAAACTATTACAGGTTCTACTTCAAACGCTACAGGTACAATTTTAAGACTAGAACCGAAAAAGAACAGAATCGTAATTAAAAGATTCAGTACTGATACTGGTGTTTTCCAAGATGGCGAAAACATAGTAGGGGGAAATTCTTCTACAACTAAAGTTTGTAGTAGTGCCAAGGTATCAGATGGTACAGGTGCTAAGTTCTTCGCATGGTCATCTAGGATTGGTGGTATTGAGAAGGTAACTTTACTAGACCAAGGTAGTAAGTTTGATTCAGATGCAGTATTAGACGAAGCAACATCTTTCCATAATATGTTGATAACTACACCATCAGGTAATCTAAACAAAGGCATAACAATTACTGGTGTAATTTCTGGTGCTACTGCAACAGTTCAAAATTACGATACAATCAGACAAATACTCAAGTATAAAAACTTAAAGGGTATGTTCATCAATGATGAAAAGGTAACTTATGAGGGTTCAGATAGTTTCTTAATTCTTAAGAATGACCCATATACTGCAAGAGGTAAAGTTGCTGGTGAAGGTTTAATAAACGATGGTTTCTTAAGTGACAAAGGTTATCTATCTTCTAAAGTTGCAAACATACAAGATAGTAAATTCTATCAGTCTCACTCTTATGTTATTAAAGTTGGTGAGTCAATCAATAAGTATCGTTCTATAGTTAAAGACTTAGTTCATCCATCAGGTCACTTATTCTTTGGTGAGGTTGCACTCAAGTCTCAACTTCTAGGTTCATCATTAGATGGTGTTAAAGAAATACCATTTGATGTTAATGAACAGAACAAAATGGGAATTATTTCTACAGAGTTTGTTCCCACAATTGTCATTCAGGCATACCCAACAGACAATATGTTGTTCGAAGAATCTACTAGAGATAAATCAGTTAGAGTTTTAACTGAAGACGGTCATCTGTTAGAAAATGAAGACTCCAGAGACAATGTAGCACATCTAAGTAAAGAAACTCTCATGTTGTTCCATACAACTTCTGCTGAAGTAGAAAATCAAGACATGATACTTCAATATCGTGAGGCATCAGGTACAAACATATCAACAGATAAACACAAGGGTGCAGGTCATTTAAACATTCTAAACAGAAAAGAGTTTATAACAAGTGCATTAGATACTAAAATAGATAATGACCCAAGTACTGTATCATCAATTAGAAGACCAACAATAACAGAATTCAATACATTCATACAAAAATCTCCAAGAAGAGATGGCGCTGTGACTGTATTAAATCTCGACACTGCCGACCACGATTACTATGTGAATAATTCAAATGTTCCATTGACAAGTGAATACGGTAATGTTGCGATAAGACCTGCTGACTCTGGTAAAGTATTTCAGTTCTGGCATCCGTCAGAAGAAGTATTGATACATGAAGACGGCACAAAGATTTTAAACGAAGAACCTTTAAACTATGTAAGATTCGATCCATTCGATAGAGACTTATATGGTGAAAAGATTTTAATGGAAGATGGTTCAGGTAGTTTCTTACTAGAAGATGAAACTGTACCTGAGACTAGAGAGTATTTTGTGACTGAAAGGTCAATTGAACTAGACAATTCTTACATGTATATGGAAGACAATTCTAGAATAGTATTTGAAGATGGTGTTCCTATAGTAGATGAAGAGTCAGGCGAAGAGGTACATACATTCATTCCAATTGGTCCGACTTTAAAAACCCTAAATAAGATTGCATTCCAAAATTGTTATAAGATATCTCATTATATCTTAGATGAGACTTCTAGTGCAAATGAAGAAGACAAAATCTTATTAGAAGATGGCATAAGTGGTCTACTTTCAGAAGATTCTGAAAAAGACGGACTAACAATTAAACAGATGAGTGACCTGACAGGTCTTTTATATGTCGAAGAGATAGATAAAAAACAGAGAAGAAGAACTAATATTGCATTTAGTTCCTATGTTAATTCATCAAATATTACAAATAGTGCCTTGGCATTGTTATAAATAATAGAACGAATTATAAAAAATAACTTGGAGTTATAAAGAAAATGGCAGCAATAATCACAGAAAAATTTAGAACGCACAATGCAAGGCAGTTCATTGAAGACTTCTCAGAGAGTGGTCAAAAGAACTATGTCTTTATTGGTCGTTCACATGCATGGGCAGATGACACACAACCACCTCCTCCTGCAAACTCAGAATCAGAAGAAATCGGTGTATATGAAGACATGATTGCCCTAAAGGCAGTCGCTTCAACTGATATCTCACATGGATTGGTAAGATATAATTGGACAGATGGTACTAAGTATGATGAATACAGAGATAACTATTCTGCTTCCAATACAACCAATGTCACAAATGTATCTAACTTCTTCGATGGAAGAGGTTATGTAATTACAGACGAATTTAAAGTATACAAATGTTTAAGAACAGGTGTTGATTCAAATGGTGCAACTATAAATTCTACAGTTAAACCAACAACTATTTCAACAACAGTTCCTGAAGTGACCGCAGATGCAAATGCATCTTTAGGATATATGTGGAAATTTATGTACTCAGTTACCGCTTCAGATGTTATTAAGTTTGTCACTAACGACTTTATACCAGTAAAATCACTTGGTGCTAAATCTGCTGTAGTAGGTTCTGGTACAAATGGTGGGTTTGGTTCAACTGCTGATGATGATGGTTCTGCTCAATGGGATGTTGAAAACGCTGCCGTAGACGGCGCAGTTTATCATTATGTCGTAACCGCTGCCGGTTCTGGTTACACAAGTGGTTCATCAAATACATTTACAGTTAATGTTCCTGTACAGGGAGATGGTTCTGGTGCAGAAGTCACTTTAAGTTTCGTTTCAGGTAATTTAAAACAAGCATATCATCGTTCTGGTACTAGTTATTGGGGAACAGGTTATAAAAGAGCATCATTACCTACATTAGACTCCAATGTTTCAGGTATTGCAGGTGGTTCAGGTGCTACAGTTCATATTATAATGTCGCCAATTAATGGTCATGGTGCTAACCCTATCGAAGAAATGGGTGGTAACTATGCAATCGTAAACTCTAGATTAGAGTTTGGTGAAGGTCTTGATGGTGGGTTTAGTGATTTCCCAACAGACAATGACTTCAGAAGAATTGGTCTTATTAAGAATCCAGTAAAAGCATCATCTGGTGCTGTTTCTGGAGATGCAACAATGACTGCAACAAATATGTTGACAGTTGATAATGCTTCTTCAATTAATGTTGATGACTTACTTACAGATGCTTCATCTGAATCAGCAACCACTGCTAAAGTAAGAGTTGTATCTAAGACAAGTAATACTCTAAAAACCTTACCTGTTGCTAATTCAGGTGGCGAATATATCGCATTTGCAAATGATGATGAAGTCTATAAAGCTGGCACAAAAGTTGCTGATGTTACCGCATCTGGTGTCTCTTCTGCTCATCCAGAAATGCAAAGATTTACAGGTCAAATTCTCTATGTTGAAAATAGAGGCGCAGTTTCAAGAGCCGCTGACCAAATTGAAGATATTAAACTAATTATTGAAATGTAATATAGGGAGTTTAACTCCCCCTTTTACATTCTTAAATTTAAAGAAGATTAAACTATGTCAGAAAAAACAGACTTAAATATATCACCATACTACGATGACTACAATGAGGATAACAATTATCACAAAGTACTCTTCAGAGCAGGTAGACCCCTACAGGCAAGAGAACTAACTCAGTCACAATCAATCTTACAAAACCAAATACAAAAATTTGGTAGTCACATGTTCAAAGAGGGTTCGATTGTCAATGGTGCAGAGACAGACATCGATATGGATGTCGAATATGTTAAAGTCGAGGCAACTAATCCTAACTCTACTGGAACAGCTGATGTCGCTACATATCTAAGTGGTTTCACAGGTAAACTAATTCAAGGAGAGACAACTGGAGTCGTTGCAGAGATAGTAAAAACAGTTGCATCTACAGGAACAGATTTAGCAACTATTATTGTAAGATATTTACAACATGGTACAGACGAAACTGCAACAACAAATCCTTCAGAAAGATTTAGTCCTTCTGAAGAGATAAGTGAAGTTAATGTTAGTGCCGCTGGTGCAATAACCACTGCATCAAATAACAATGAATTCAAAGTAGCTGCACTTGGTCTTTCACCAGTCGGCCGTTCATCTATTGCAAGTATAAATGAGGGTGTTGTATTCTTAAGAGGATACTTCGTCAAAGTAGATGCACAAACAATTGTATTAGAAAAGTATAATGGTAAACCTTCTTATAGAATTGGTCTAGACATTGTAGAAGAACTTGTTGGTTCTGGCACTGATACAACTCTACTAGACAATTCACAAGGAACAACAAATGAAAACGCTGCTGGTGCAGATAGACTTAAGTTCACATTAACACTTGCTAAGTTCGCACTAACTGCTACAACAGATACAAACTTTGTAGAGTTGGGAAGAGTTAGTAATGGTGTTATAGAATTAGAAGTAAAAAGACCAGTATACAATCATATAGAAAACACACTTGCACAAAGAACATTTGATGCGAATGGTGATTTTGTAATACGACAATTCACACATTCATTTAGAGAACATTTACTAGACGGATTCAATAGAGGATTCTATGAAGCGTATCAAGGTGGAGATGAGAGTCAATTTGTTATGCAAGTCTCTCCTGGTAAAGCATATGTTAAAGGTTACTCTATTGATAAAACAGGCACAACGAATTTAACATTAAACAAGGCAAGAACAACAGAGGCGCTTACAAACGCAAACACACCTGCAAGACTAGGAAACAAATTAAGAATTAAAGATTCACATGGTCAACCAGAGTTTGGTGATTCTACAAATACAGAATCATATAAAGCAATTCAACTATTTGATAAGGCAACTGCAACACCAGGCACACTTAATGCATATGCAGGCACTGGATCAACAACAACAGTTGGTCATATCGGTTTTGCAAGAGTAAGAAACATTGACGAACACTCAACTGCTTTTGAAAATCTATATCTATTTGATATCAAGATGTTCACAATGTTAAGTACTACAGTTGCGACAAACAACTTCAAAGTTGGTGATAAAGTCACAGGTTCAGCATCTGGCGCAGTAGGTATTGTTGCATATGCAGATACTACAAACAATCATATTATGGTACATGATGTTGTTGGTACATTCAAAACAACAGATACCCTTTCACTAAAGGGACAAGGTACATGCGGTACGATTATAGTCAATGCTGGAAGTTTTGTTTCAACTACTCCATATATAATAACGGAACTTGGAAACACAACTCAAGCACAGTGGAATACGGCCGCAGGCACTTCTGGTCAGACATACGCAGTAGGTTCTACTTTCACGGCTGCAGCTGCAGGAACTGGAACAGGTAAAGTAAAAGTAGATTTTAGTATTACTGCTGTTCGTAGTTTTCAAGTAGAAGATGCAAGAAGTGTTGGTCAAACTAAGTCTTCTGAAACAACAGGAACACAAAACTTTACTGCCAATATTGCATTAGACAACGACAAAGTTATATCGGGTCTAACAACAATAACTGGTACAGCTTTAACAGGTGTTGGTACTGATTTCTTGACTGAACTAAGAAAGGGTGATATAGTCTTAGATGGTAATGGTGCTGAACAACTTATTGCATCCGTGACAGACAATTCAAATGCAACACTAGTTGCTGCCGGAACTAACATTAAACAAGTTGGACTACTCAGACGAAGAGCAAAACTTTACAATCAAGACCAATCTTCTACAGTATTTGCATTCCCTAGAGACCATGTAAGTAAATCAACACCTACAGAGATTACAGTTAAGTATCAAAAAGAATTTGAAGTTGGTACTTCTGGTGAGATAACACTCACAAAAGAAGCAAACGAATCATTTGAACCAAAAAACAACGACAACTATCAGTTCGCAATTGTCAAAGAAGCGACAGGAAGTCCAACAAGAGCTAATGGTGTAGTATTAGGAGGCGATGATGTCTCTTCAGTCAATACATCATCTGGTGAAGTTGTATTGGGTGCAGCTGCTGACGATGGTGCAATCGTAAGGGCGACATATACAGTTAGTGTCACTAACCCAACATCGAAATCAAAGAACTTAAGAGAGTTTCGTGCATTAAGATTCACTAAGAACGATGCACATGCAGATAATCCATTCTATGGTACTGCATATGACCACAAAGAACTATCTCTTGGTGTTTCAGATGTATACAAAATCAGAGGCATATTTGAGGCAGTTCCAGGAACAGATACAAGTGGTGTTGCAACACCACCAAATGCAGTTATAACTCTAACATCTGGTACAAGTACAACAGGAAATATAATTAAAGGTGCTACAACAGGTGTTCGTGCTAAACTTATGAAGTTTACTGATACGCAAACATGTTATTTTTACTACTTAGGAACCGAAAAGTTTACCGCAGGCGAAACAGTAGTAGATGAAACAACAGGTGGAATTGCAACCATAACATCATTAGGAGTTCAATCTCCTGAAATAACAAATAGATACTCTTTAGACAATGGTCAAAGAGATGGTTATTATGACCACGCAAAACTTATTTTAAAACAAGGACAGACAACACCAAATAATCAAATAACAGTATTATTTGATATGTTTGTAGGTGGTTCTGGTGATTTCTATGATGTAAATTCATATACAAATAGTATTTCATATAAAGACATTCCTAACTTCTCACCAAACAAAGTAGACTTGGGTGGTTTTGAACCAGATGGACAATTTGAACTTGCAGATGCAGTAGACTTTAGACCATCAGTTGGTCAACTATTTGGTAATGCAGATTTAGTTAGTCAGAGTTATGTATTCAATATTGCAAGTATATTAGATGTATCAGACTACAGTAGTGGTGATGGTACAGGTCACTTAATATCTCCATTTGCATATGAAGCAAGAAGTTTTGAATCCTCTAGAGATAATCTATTAGGAGTATCTACTGCTGATATTACGACAGCACATTCATCATATTCAAGATGTCCTTTGCCAACATCAATGATTAAGTCAAACATAGAGTTCTATGTGCCTAGAATCGATAAAGTATTCTTACATAGAAGTGGTAAATTCGAAGTTGCACAAGGTAATCCGACCTTAACACCACAAAGACCAAATTCAATTGATGATTCTTTAGAAATGTTCGAATTGTTTATACCTGCATTTACAAGAAATGTAAAACAAATACAAGTAAAAACAAAAGACTACAGAAGATTTACAATGGGCGACATTGGTAAAATCAATCAGAGAGTCACAAACTTAGAAAGAATTACTGCATTGTCTTTATTAGAGAAAGACACACAAACAAAACAGATATTAGATGCACAAGGTTTCGATAGATTCAAATCTGGTTTCTTAGTAGATAACTTCAGAGGTCACAAAATTGGTGATGTATCTCATCCTGATTATCATGTTGGTATAGATACTAAATTGGGACAATTAAGACCAGAATCAGTATCAAACTTCTTTGATATAGAATTAAATGCATCTGGTTCAACTGGTTATCAGCAGACTGGTGATTTAATTACATTACCTTACTCACAAGTATCATATGTAAATCAGGATAAGGCATCTAGACATGTCAATGTTAATCCATATCATGTATTTGCATTTATAGGTAATGTCAAATTAACTCCTGGTTCTGATATATGGAATGATACAGAACAATTACCAGAAGTTAGAATCAACAGAGAAGGAAACTTTGACGCTGTTCTTGCAGAGAATCAAAACTCACTTGGAACAATATGGAATAACTGGCAGACAACATGGGTTGGTGAACCAACCGTAGTTAGTTCTTCAGTAGATGCAGCTGTTCCTGGCAATTGGTCTGGTGACCCTGCTCAAGGTGGTGAATGGGTTCAAGGTACAATCATAACAACAGAGATTACCGAAACACCAGAAATTCAATCAAGACAAGGTGTTAATACTTCAGTAGTTGAAGACTTTGTAGAAACAAGAAACGATAGAGTTGTTAGTGTCAGTGTTATACCTTTCATTAGAAGTAGAGAGATAACAGCAGTAGGAACTAACTTAAAACCAAACACAAAACACTTTGTATACTTTGATGGTATCAGAGTAGATGGTTATGTCACACCTAGTAGTGCTGACTTCTCACAAGACGGAACAACAAACAAGGGTGTTGGAATAAAAACAAATGGTAATGGTAAAGTAGAATGTAAGTTCTTAATACCTAATGACAACTTCCAAAGATTCCCAACAGGACAAAGAGAATTAAAGATAACATCTCAGTCATCGAATCAAAGTAATCCAGATTCAATGGGTGCAGAGATTTATCAAGCACAAGGTCTCTTAAATAGTTCACAAACAGAAATAGTATCTACTAGAAATGGTAGAGTAGTGACAGAAAGATTATCAGGCGAAAGAACAATTACAAGAAGAGGTGAAAGATTAAATGTGACAGGAGATGGTTCATTACCACCCCCACCACCACCTATTGCGCCGCCTCCACCAATACCACCGACACCACCACCTATGCCACCAACTCCGGTATATGTGCCAGTGCCGAATCCGGTGCCTGTGCCTGTGCCAGTCCCTGTACCAGTTCCGGTACCTGTGCCTGTGCCTACACCGCCGGTGCCTGTTCCTGTACCACCTCCTGTACCATTACCTCCAAGGTTCCCACCCGCTGATTTAATGGTTCTTCCAAGAGAAGACAGAAGAATATTTGACTTTGATATTCCAGCAGAACCAAGAGGTTGGCAAGACCCATTAGCAGAATCATTCATGGTAGAATCTGATGGCGGTATGTTCCTAACATCTATAGATGTATTCTTTAAGAGTAAGGCAACTAGTTTACCTGTATCAGTAGAAATCAGAAATATGATAAATGGATATCCAGGACAGACAACTATACCATTCTCAATTGTGACAAAGAATCCAGATGAAGTCAATACTTCAGATGATGGTTCATCCGCAACTACATTTACATTTGAGTCACCTGTATACCTAGAAGACAAACATGAATATTGTTTTGTTGTGTATACTAACTCAACAGATTACGAGTGTTTCATTTCCAGAATGGGCGAAACAGATTTAATTACTGGACAGACAATATCAGGACAACCATACGCTGGTTCATTGTTCATGTCTCAGAACGCATCTACATGGACAGCAGAACAAACAGATGACTTGAAGTTTAATATGAGAGTCGCTAAGTTTAATACAACTACAGCTGCAAACATCGTGTTTAACAACGCACATTTACCACCTAAGAAATTGCAGAATAATTCAATAGAAACTTTTTCTAATCAATCATTCTTTAGAGTATACTCTTACTCACATGGTATGTACGACAATCAATCGAATGTTGTTATATATGGCGTAGAAGGAGATAAGAAGAATGGTGTATTAACTGTAGCAGGTTCAACAACAGGAACTCCAACTGCTGGTACATATAACAATAGTGGCGCCAATTGGGATTCCACAGGATATACCTACAGTGGTACTGGTACAGGACTTAAGATTGATACAATAACAGTTAATAGTGGAAATCAAATTAGTTCAGTGACAATCAAAGACCCAGGTGTAGGTTATACTGCAAACGAATCTATCACTATTAATAACTATGATGGTTCAAACAATGCAACTATAACATTATCAAGTGTTGGAGATACATTGGGTGGTTTCCCTGTAGATTCAATTAATAAAGTATTCAGTAGTATCAATAATTATGGTATCGACTCATTTGCATGTACACCAGACTTATCATCATATCACTTATCATATACCAATGCAGTTGAATCAACTATTGCTGGTGGTGACCAAGCATATGCAACTACTAACATGTACTATGATGTATTGCATACAATGATACCTTCTTTAACATATAAAGACACAACATTATTGTCAAGTGTTAGAAGAACAGGAACTAATTCACCTGAAGATAATAATTTAGATTCAACATTTACATTACGCTCAAAGAATGAATTCATTACATTAAATGACAATAACTATTTCGAAAGACCTAGTATTATCGCATCGAGTATTAATGAATCAGAAGAACAGACTGGTGGCACAAATAATAAATCATTTGAATGTAGATTACAGTTTACTAGTGCTAACCAGAACTTATCTCCAGTAATTGATATTGGTACGATTGGTTGTTTGGGTATCATGAATAGAATCAATAATATTGATTCTGCTAATGACCTACCTGGTGGTTCAACTGGTTCTATGATTCATGTGCCTTCAACTGAACCAGATGGCGATAATAACGCCATGGTCTATATCACTAGAAAAGTGAATCTTAAGAATCCTGCAACTACATTGAAAGTTATTGCAGA